TTGATTACAGCCTGTAACCCGTCATCAATACCTTCAAGACGATCAAGGCTACGTCTGCTTAACTTAAACTCGCTCATCGTACCTGTCTCCTACCGTACTTTCCGTTCCACGCAGAGGTGAACTCTTCGTCATCCGACGTATCGTATTTCATTACTTCCTCTTAAAGAATGCCTGTGCTCCGCGCACACCGAAACTTGCTGAAATTGCGATTCCAAGGCTGTAAAAATACCAGTCTGGGGCCTTGTTAAGCTGCGCAAACCCACGGTCCACCCAACCTTCTGCACCCGGAATCCAACATAAAATCAAAGGGATAGACAAAATTACAACGAACCATTCGTCCTTCCAACTTGATTTCGCGCCCTCCGCCATAATGCGCTCCCAGTCGGCAACACTGGTCTTCTCAGACAAAAGTATCTGTGCCTTAGCCTTAGCCTCGGTGAGTTTTAGCTCCGCCGCGGCGGCGTTCTTGTCGGCTTTGCCTTGCAACCAACTTCCAGCAAGGTTTGCAACAGGGCCTAATAATGCCTGTATCATTTATTTCTCCGTTCTAGGAAAATCGAAATCACCGCCGCGGCGGTGAAAGAACCTAAGAAAGCACAAACAAATGTCATCATTTCTCAGAACCCAACCAAACGGCGAACGCTCCTGTAAGCGCCCCAGAGCAAATCGAAATCATTGCGGATTGTTGCGTTGACAAATCGTCAAGGCTCATCCCCCACTCCAAAACTCGAATGTACATCACAGTCATCACCAGCATCATAAGACGCGGCATAATCTTCCAAGCAAGTATCTTTTCCATGTCAAACCTCTATGTTTAACTTTGTCCCCTGCGGTCGATCCGCATTAGTCTTGCGCCCAAACCTATCATAACTTTCCTGTAAGTCCAATCGTTGCTTTACAAGAGCCTCTAAATGGCTGTGGTTGGCCCGGTGTTCTTTTTCTACCCTCTGCTCAACAAGATGCGTTTCTATGCGCTCACGGGCCCGCGTTTGGGCGTGTATGTCACTTCCCACATTAAAAGGAGCAGAGCCTACTCCTGAAACCCCGTCTGCCATCAGATGCGCCCCTGCTTTGCTAAAATTATCACAACAGTCATTCCAAGCATTATAGCGACAATCGCTATCGAACCGCCGTAAATAATAAACCTCTCCATCATTTTTTGCTTGCGTTTCTTTTCCGCCAAAGCTTTGGCTTTGCGGTCTTTCCTAGCTTGAACCCGTATTGCTTGGAGCTCCCCCCAAGCAGAAAAACCTCGCGTGGCTATTACAATCTGGCGAAGTTCCTCCTCGGCATCTTTAGCCCGTTGCAAGTTAACAAATGTCTCCATGGCGTTTTCATCGGAACCAGAAAACAAGCTGCTCTTCTTACGCTCATGCGCAGCGCGTAAATCATCCACCCCGTCAAAAAACTCACCAATCTGCTTGGTGACATTAACGAGTTCCTTGCCCGCAGAAACAGCGGACTTAACGGCTGCAAATGCTGTAAATGGATCGATCATACACGTTCACCCACCTTGGCTACAGGAGGACACCGATAATCATACGGTATCCGTACAATCCGCGGATAATGGTAGTAAAAATAAGAAACGTCTCTAGGACAACGGTACACACACGCCTTGTACATGTCGCCGCCATGCATCCCCACCAACACTGCGGTGAGAGCGCACAACACTAGAACTCTCCGACAAACCTCTGTGGTCGGGCTATCGGACTAAACCGCCTGTTCACCATACCGCCAGAAGAATATTTACTTTTACCCGCTTTGCTTAAAGCAATAGCAACCGCTTGATCTTGCGGTTTTCCAGCAGCCATTTCTGTCTTGATGTTCTGGCTGATAACACCTTTGGATGTGCCCTCTTTAAGAGGCATTAGGTCCTCCGTAACATTGCTTCTCGCTGCACATCGATCCGCTCTTGATTGACAGCGTTGCGATTTTCCGCAATCTCTTCCTGCAACTCCAATCGAGACGCATCCGTGACAGCCCGTTGTTCCAGCTTAGAATTCTCTAGCTCAATCCGAGCCTGATCCATGGCCGTCTTATGTTGTGCTTCCATCTGCTTGATAGAAAGCTCCTGCATACGGATCTTAACTAGCGGATCTTCCGAACCATCGCTACCCGCAGAACTTAACTTAGGCATCAAGTCCTTAATCATCTCTTCCTCAATCTGCGCCACACGCGCCTCGATCTGGTCCGGTTGAAACTGTTGAGGCGGCTGTTGTTGCAACTGAATCATCTGCTGCTCCGCCGCCATCGGATCAATCGCCCCAGCTTGTGCCATCAACTGTAATTGCTGCATCTGCTCCTGAGGTTGAGTATTAATCTTTTCAAGCTCCTTATTCACCGTGTCCCGAGCCTCTAAGTTAATGTGCTGGAACAAATGAGACAACAAAGCCCCAAACACAGGAGGTGCCTGCTGAACCATCGGCAACTCCAACAACGCTAAATGCGCCGCCAAATGCGCCTCGTGGTCCTGTTGTGGGAACGCTTGGACGGGCTGGCCGCTAATGAGTGCGCCGTTCTCCGTAGCTGGATCCTGCGGTTGAGGCGGGGGAGGAGGTGGCGGTGGGGGAGGAAGGACTTCGTCAATGTTTTGCACCTCTAATGCTTGATACATCCGCCTATACGCCGCATGGAGATTGTGCATCTCCGGATTAGACTGCGCTAGTTGCAGTTGCTGTTGAGCCAACGCAATCCGTTGAGCCATAGAAAAGATGTTCGGATCAGAGACGGGGAGGACGTCGATCCGCGCATCAAAGTCTTGCATCTTGACCTCTTGACCCGCCCCAGCAACCTCATAGGGGTACTGAGGAGGAAGGTTTTCCGCAAAGATACGCGCCAGTAAACGAAACTCCGTCCGCTGGGCGTAGTGCAACCGCTTGTGAATCGCAGACATGACCTTCATGCCCCGCTCCAACATCGCTACCGTAGTACCAACCGGAGCCTCAGGACTCATGTCCGTAATCTGCTGATCAGCTAACGAAACAAACCTACGTCCGTCGTTAACCAATCCACCCAACAACTGAGACAACGTAGCCGACGGCTCTTTGTAAGGCAGTGGAACAATAGCGTCCCTAATGCTCCCACCGGGAGCGTCAATGTCCCTAAACTCTCCGGGCTGTAACGGCTCATCAGAATTGCGTACACGCACTCCACGGGCCTTAAATCCAGCCGGGAGGTTGGATAACGTGCCCGCGTCAATCAACTGACGCAACAGGCTAGTCGCGGCGCGGCCCAAACCGCCAATCATGTGAATTAAACCAAAGCCATAAAATCCCAGACCCGGCATAAACTTGTAATGCACAAAAAACTGACGCTTGCGCTTTAACGGATCCGTCATGTCATAGTTTCTACGAACCGACAAAACCTTTCCAGAAGCCTCGTCTAACGTAACAACGTAAGGAAGACGTATGCCCGTAGGCTCACCCGTCATCGGATCTACGTCCTCGAACCCCTCAAGGTCCAGATCGACATGCATCTCCAAAATGTTTAAAACATCGTCGCTGTAATTCTTAGATAAACCCTCTAACTCGTTTACCTTCTTACGAACAGCGTCCGTCTCCTCATCACTGGAACCCCTCAGGTCTACATCACTGTAAACGCCAGCAACCTGCATCTTGCGAACGTCATTCTCATCCATGCGTAACACATGCGTAACACGAGTAGCCGTCGTTAAATCAGACGCCGAATATGGAACAACCAAATCTTGCGCTGGGATAAAACTCGCAACCGCTCGCTGCTTAGCCTGATCAAAATAAACCTTCTTAAAGGTAGAACCACTCAAGGGTAAATAAAACAGCATCTGATCCATGTCCGGATCATATTCTTCCATCACCTCAGTAATCTGGTAGTTCATAAAGTCCTTAACACGAACAGCCTGCTGCTCACGCTCCGGACTCTGTAAACCTAAAACACTCGTGCGAACAGGACCGCCAGACGGTAATAACTCCTTGTAAGCCTGCGCCTGAAACTGCGTAACACTCTCACTAATCATCGGATGCGTAATACCACTAGCACCCTCAAACGGAGTCGTGCGCTCCTCGCTCTTCAATCCAAGTAAATCAAGACCTTTAACATACGTCTCTTCCCACTCGTCACGAGACTCAAGATCCTCTTTGTAAGACGACCGTAACTCCGAGGATAACTCACCCAAAGTAGCCTCGTCCAAAACCTCGGCTAAATTAGCGTCAAACGGAATATCCTCAGGAATAGGGTTTTCCACCATACCGTCTTCCGGTAGCGCAAAAATCTCCGCACCACCGTCCGCATCCTCAACAATCTCCGCACCGTTAGGAAATTCCATCGGAACATCAATCGGAATCTCTAAGTCAGGAAGTCCCGCCGTATCATCGAGGTCTAACCCCGGTGCAACCATGTTAGGTGGTAAAGCCATTAATAATACTCCCGCTTACGGGGCCTCCATTCTAAACTATCCTCGTCTTCGCCACTTAACGAGATAAACCCGCCTTGACGAAAACGCATCAGTGCCAAGGTCATACTATCACAAAAGTCATCATGATCGCCATTAGGAAATGAAACTACCTCCTCAACGACCTCATCAGCAAACTTTTCGTGCATAGGTGCCCATACCATTCCCGCTTCAAACAAAGGCGCAACCATGTGCATTCTAGTCACCTTATCATTCCCTTTGCCCGGTGAGAACCCCAGTGCCGGAATACCACGAAGCCGCAACTCGTCAATAAGTGGTGTACCCGTCGCTTTCGCTTCGACCAACACCATGTCTGGCTCCCAGTATTCGTGCTCTTCATACGCAATCTCCTTGAGTTCCGGGAAATTCCAACGCCCTCGACGAGCATCCATCAATATCGCGTGATCCGCACCGCCCTCCTCAGGTTTAAATATCCCCCAAGTCGTAATCGCGCTGTAATCCGCAGTCTCTTTCTTCGAAAACGCCGTGTCATACGCCTGAATAATGTAATCCAACTGCGGAGTCTTCTCCTTCTCCCAGTCCTTCCACCATTCACGCTTAATAATTGCACTCTCAGACGACGTAGGCTGCTGCTGCCACTGAGCATTCCACTTTGCCACCGGAAGTGACGCCTTAATCCCCAATAATGCGTCTTTTTCCCAAAATTCAGGCCATAAAGGCTTGTCAGAAGGCATAATAGCAGGAAATTCCACAACCTCCCACTTGTCCGCCATCACATCACCGCCCTGCGCGGCGATTAAACGACCTGTCAAGTCCTTTTTTCCCCACCGAGTCATAACAATTATGATCGCACCGCCCGGTTGAAGACGCTGACGAGGACCAGAAGTGTACCACTCATACGCATTCTCGAACGCGCTCTCACTCATCGCGTCCTGCTCCGAATGCGGGTCGTCAATCACAAACAAATCCGCACCACGACCCGTTACCGCAGCACCAACACCCGCCGCAAAGTACTCGCCGCCACGATCCGTCTGCCAACGACCCGCACCCTTGTTGTCTTCCTTCAAATTCGTGTCCGGAAAAACAGACTTATATGCAGGATCGTCAATCAAATCACGAACCTTACGACCAAACCGTACCGCCAACTCAGTGTTGTGCGTTGCCTGAATGATCTTTAACTTCGGATTCCGACCCAAAAACCACGCAGGCATCAAATAACTGGCAAACTCTGACTTCGAATGACGAGGCGGCATATTAATAATTAACCGCTTTAACTCGCCCCTCGCTACCCGCTCCAACTTTTCCGCAATAACCCGGTGATGGCGACCCTCAATGAAGTTCTCATACACATGATGAGCAAACGGCATGAACTGATCATGCGCTTTTTCCCTCAAATCTAAGGTCTTCTTAGCCTCCGTTAAGGCTAAGATTTCCTTTAATGCCTCTTCCGGTAATGCCTGTAAATTCATCTATTGAAATTGTACATATTGTACGGATCAAACGGATCAACAGACTCGATTGGGGCTTCAGAAATTGAGGGCGCACCATAGGGCTGCAACGGAGTTGGCATATATGGATTTGTCATATCCAAGTAATCTGAAGAACCAACCTCAACCTCAACCGGGTCCACTTCAATCGGAGTTACTGGAGCTACTGGAGCTACTGGAGCTACTGGAGCTACTGGATCCTCAACATCATCCTCAACCGGAACACACACTCCAGATTCCGCATCCATTACAAAACCCTCAGGACATGGATCCGCGGGAACCACATCACCCCTAGGGCCATCGTCATCACCAGAAGGCGCACCACCACCAAACATTTGATCCTGTTGACGCTCAAAACCTTCCTTTGTCTGACGCATGTACTCTTCAATTTCAGCCGCAGAATACTTTCCAGACTGCTCAAGATTCGCTCTTTGTTCGTCAAAAGAAACGAGCGGCCCACCAGCATCGTAACCCATCTTAACCGAGTCAATTACACCGCTAATTATACCACCAAGACCCGGAAGTCCTTCCAGAAAATTCATGACGTTGCTTCCAAAAGTAGCGTCATCACCAGTGGCCGTAGATGCAGAAGGATCTGAGATCGGAGCAGCCGACATAATACCACTGGTATCCGTCTCGGGCAGGGGCACTGCACCTTCTGCTGCGCCAAGATAACCATCAACGCCCCTCTCAGATAAACGACGAGCAATTTCCTGCTGCCTAATGGTTGATTTTTTCAACGATGTGCTGGGATCTTGATGTAACGCAATTTCCCTGTTCCGCTCAATGCGAGCAAGACGAGCAGCTTCCGCAGCAGCTTCCGCCTGAGCAATGCGAGCCTGCTCCGCACGAGCCGCAGCTTGAGCTCGCTGTCGAGCTTCCGCAGCCGCAGCCTCTCTCCTACTTTGTTCCGCCTGCTTCCTACGAGCTTCCGCAGCCGCAGCCTCACGAGCTCGCATCTGTTGCTCGCGCTGTCTGTCCGCTTGTTGCGCCCGCTGTCGAGCTTGAGCCGCT